GTCCGGGCTTGCGCCCTCAATTGTTTCCCAAGTCATTCAGCTTCCATTGGTTGTTGTTGTTGTGCCATTTGCACTTGTGCGCCAGCTTGGATGATCTGCTGTTTCTCCATATCAGATCGCACTAAGTCTGACGGCATTCCCGTCTTGTTCGCCGCCCATGTACCGAAGTCCTCAGTCTTATAAGCCATAAGAACTTGCTCAGGGCCAGACGTACCCAATACGAACTGTACGGCTTGCTGAACGGCTAGTAGATCCTCGCCATCCTGCGCCCGTGCTAGTGGAGAAGTGAACTTGATCTGCACATCACGCCCATCTAGTTCGATAGGGACGATCAATCCACGTCGAGTCAGTATTGCGACGACACGCTTGAGTATTGGTACGAGTATCTCGGTCTGAAGTCGCCCAAAGGCCGACCCGATCCGTTTTGCAAGCTCTCGGGATTCAATAGCAACCTCAGTGGCGCTACGAACAGGACCAGCAGGATCACGCAAGTCGTTGAACAGTGCCAACTTGATAGCGTTTTGTAGCTCCACGATTTCGAATTGCGCGAGAGCAAGGTTCGATCCTGTATCGAGACGTTGAATAGAAGGGTTGTTGGTGTTGTTTGATCCGACTGGAATCACGACACCCGGTGCAATAACCATATTGTACGGGTTTGTCACGCCGTCGTCAGTAGCCGTATACATACCTGCAAGGTCGATTGCGGCTTTCTGCAATACAAACTCTTTGGCTTTGTTCAATGAGCGTACATCGGGCAGTGATTGCATAGCTGGACCGCGACCACGGACCTCACCAGCTACCTTAGTGTAGCGACCAGTAACCCAAGGGCTTGATTGGCCGAAGTCTTCAGTCCATGAGAACTCATTTTCTTCTGCCACCCATAAGCAACCGTAATACTTCTTGTCTTTAGGATCGAATATGACGCCCTCAGATACACGGACTTCGGTGTTGGGGCTATTCTCGATCATGTTGCGTACTTTCTGTGACGCCTCAAAGCCCTGCCACATGCGCTCTAACAAGCGAGCCTTAACCTCAAACCGTCGCCAGTGTGTCTCAACGCCACCATACGGACCTTCTTCAAATGCGATGCCCTTCTGTGGGATCGTGCTAAAGCAAATAGGGTTGGTCTCGTCGTCCGTCTCTTCGATCTTCATGGTGGCAGTGCCTACCAATAGATCGAGTGCGGCCTCATAGAACTGCGTGTGGAAGTTAGAACGGTTGATGTAGTCGAATACCAGCTCACATTGCTGATCCAAGTTCGCCCGAATGTCCTCTTCTGACACATCGAACTGACCTGTCTCGACAAGACGGACTATTTCATCGGTCGGCTGGAAGGTAGCCCAGCGCGACATGATCGGAGCGATGTTCTCTTGTAGCTTGCTTGCGCCCTGTTGGATAGCTGTCAACGCAGTCGAGTCGAAGATGCGGTCCATCTTCTTCTGGCCCTTGTCTTCACGTTCAAACAAGTTGCGCTGAGGTAAGAAATATTCATACACATCCTGCAACTGGTCATGCCACATTGCTTGAGTGTTGAACGCCTTTTGCTCTCGTTCCTTGATGTCTTGGATCGAGCCTAGATGCGGGGGCAAGCTCATAGCTTTTACCTATGGAAGTTGGGGCATAGTGCCGGGATAGGTGCCGGGACGACCACCGCCACGACGAGGTGATGATGGCGATACTCCACCGCCTCCGCCAAGCATAGTTCGAGCTGGAGCGGCACGACCGCCACCAGTTGCCGCCGCTTGACGACTACGAGGTACGCCGCCCAACAGTGACTTGGTTCCTAGCTTACCGCGAGCCATTGCACGGAAGCGCTCTTCCTGCTCCGCGATCTCTTCATCCAATGCCGCCGCTTGACGACGCTCTACAGCGATTTGCTGTGCTGTGGGCTTAGGTGCCTTTGGTGATTTCATTTATCCCATCCTCAGTGAATCGCGGGTTGTTTCCTTCCCGTTACGTGTAAAGGTTTCGCCGTCATAGCCAATTACATCTTGAGGCTTTCGCTTCTTGTCCTTAACGCCAAGCTCACCCAAAAGACTTTTGCCTCGGCGCACTCGGTCGATCTTTCTAAACACTTTCCGGTGTGACTTACCGATACCTCTCACGCTTTGTCTTAGCTTTCCGGCCATGCCTGATCCTCTAAATACCTATATAACTGGTATGGCGTCCATATGAACGGCTTGTTAATTCCTAACACCTGTTTCGTATAACCGACACAAGTGTTTAACATAAATAGCCCACGTT